TCCTCCGACTTTCACAAAGGTTGCGATTACTGCGGTTAACGGAACTACATTTGTCGTTTCGACTAGCAACACTGCTGGTCTAAACGTAGGCGATACAGTACGTCTAATCAACGTAGTTGGCGCTCAACAAATCAGTGGATCAAACCTTTACCAAATCACAGCTATCACAGCCAACACAAGCATTACACTTGGATACGCTGCTTCAGCTGCGACTGCGGGATTAGTGGTTGCAAACGGTACGACAGGATTCTACCAAAAGGTATATCCAGGTCAGTTTCTACCCAACACATTGCCGGTTGCTTACATTACGCAAGCAACTCAAGCAGTCGTGTACTTCTTCAGACAAAACCCATACACACCAGGTGAGCTTGTAGATTTCCAAATCCCAACGCCTTACGGCATGATTCAGCTGAGTAATTTGACAGCTAAGTCGGGAAGCGGAGCTCTCACAAATAACCCATCAGGTGCAGCTCGGGTGTTGAGTGTGACTAATTCCGCGACGGTCTCTTCGATCACAATCGACGTAGATACAACGGGTTTTACAGCATTCCAATTCCCAACATCGGCAGCTTTTGCCGGTGGGGCTTCACCTGCCGTATGTATGCCTGCTGGCTCAGGTGTTGTGCCTCTTAACGGGAGCGCAACTATTCCCCAATCGCCTCCAGGGACCAATCTTCAAGATGCTTTCGACAACATGTCTCAATACATCATGAACATTGGTACATCTGCCGTAGGGGTAGCGAACGCCAACATGCAAGTGTTTGCGTTTAAGGCTGATTTCGTTAACGGAATCTCTAATGCATAACTAATTAGAGGGGGAATAACCCCCTCTTTTTTTAATTAAAGGATTTAAAAATGGAAGTCAGAGAATTAAATAAAAAGCCAAAAAATAGCCTTCCCGAACCGGAAAGGATTGAGCTTGTTAAGAAAATGCGAAAGGAAGACGACAAGATTCGAAAAGGAATGTTCGAGTTTTTAGATGCACAAGGCGGATGGCTAGAATTTGCCTATAGAAAATATCCTGGTGAACCTATTCAGATGATTAAATTGATTCACGGCGAGATTTGTGATCTCCCTATGGGAATCATTAAGCATTTAAATAACACCAAAAAGAAGATTAGGCGCTACAACATGGAACTTCCTGCCGATGGCAAGAGACCCCTCCGTATCTACGAAACAATTTCAAGGGTGAGATTTACCCCTATGGATGTTTTGTAATGAGTTCAAATTCGAGTCCTCATGTTGTTCCGGGCGGCTCAAGTAATTACGGTCCTCCATTTGGAGCTAATTTTATTCCGAATTTGCAATATATAACGAATATAACTAATTCGAATCCGGCTGTTGTTACTTTTTTAGATAATACGAATTTTACCGTAGCGGAGTGGATTAGCTTTAGAATTCCTCCGCCTAACGGAATGATTCAGCTTAATAATCAAAAAGCACAGATTGTTTCGCTTACTGCAAATACAGCAACAATAGCAGTAGACACAACGAATTTTTATCCGTTTATATATGTTCAAGACAATCAAGTTCCTTGTGTCGCCGTGCCTGCGGGTTCGGGGATTATTCAAGGAACTACGACTGTCACATTAGAAGATGCATTTGATAACGAGCCGGTAGTATGAGCACATTTGTCCCAACATATCCTTTGTTTCCCACCTTAGCGAACGCAATTACTAAGACAAGGAAACTCACGGGATCAAGCAATGGGTTCCAAACGACAGATTCTTACATCGTGCAGCAAATGCACAGCTTCTATGCCTATGACCTGCCTGCCAAGTTTCGGTCTTTAAAGCTTCAAGACGTATACACATTTACCACCAACGTTGGGCAAGAAACTTATCCTTTTAACAGTGAGCTTTATACAACAGTAAACCATCCGGCTACCTGTGCGAAACGGGAACTACGCTGGTTTCATAGCCCTGCGGCTTTTTATGCTAATAACTACAACTGGCAGCAATTCACCAACTTTGCCACTGGCAATGGAACCACGGGAGCTGCAACAGGATCAATTAATGGTATCACACAGGCAACAAATGGAGTCGTAACGGCTCCCAATCATGGTCTTGTTTCTGGACAAACTGTGATAATCAATAACGTTGGGGGCATGACCCAGGTCAACGGCGTCTCCTTCATCATTACGGTCATAGATGCCAATGATTTTTACCTCAATGTCAACACAACGGCATATAGCGCTTATACTTCCGGCGGTTCATGGTTCTCTTCTCCTTATAATGGTAACACCACGGCATTCCCTTTTGTTCCCAGCGTCAACAATGACCCAGGACCTCAGAATGCCCCAAACCTGTATTTTCCCCAAGGTAGGGTTCAAAACATTCTTATCACAGCAAACGTCATAGGGCCCAATGGGGTAGGTCAAACGCAGAACGTGACCGATGATGGTCAGGGCAACTTAATCCAGATCTTCCAAACAAGCAATAATACCAACCAAGAATACGGCTGGACCTATTATCGCCAATATGCCTCTTCTACTCCTACACAGCCGGGAAATGCGACTATAAATTATCAGACGGGAGAAATTCTTGGTCTTACCTTTAACGATCCTATTCCTGCGGGTACTCCCATACAGATCCAATATAACCCAAAACAGTTTTCCATCCCCTTGGCCATTCTTTTTTTCCAGAATCAATTTACGCTTGCGCCGGTACCAGATGCTGGCTACACCATCGAGATGACCTGTTATAGGCAGCCAATACAAGCACTTTTAGCATCGGATGAAGCTGGAAACCCAGAATTGTCAGAATGGTGGGAAATTCTTGCGGTAGGAGCTGCTAAGAAAATATTTGAAGAGCGTTTGGATGGTGATGGGGTCATGTTCATTGACAAGATGCTTAAAGAGCGTTATGACATCATCGAAACGAGAACGTATGCCCAAATAGGGCAAGAAAGCATACAAACTATTTATAGCGATCAGCTCAAATACCAATGGGGCTCCGGTGGCTTAAGCAATTTTGGATCTTTATGAAGAAGGTTAAAAAAGATATTGAAAGAAACCGCGCTGCTGAACTCCTGAAAAAGGATAACAAAAAAAATTTAAAACCATTGCCAAATAAGCCTATTCCTCTTGGAGGTGGGCCTTTTGTTGGCAGACATACTACAGGGTAATCATGGTTGTTATTAAGGGAAAAGAAAAAAAATTAAATAAACATTTATCGGTTGTAAAAGCCAAAATGAGCGAAAAGGCAAAGAAAAAACTGCGTAGTCCGCAGAATGTCCAGCCTATTCCAACAGTAGCGGTTAGTTAGGGGGAAAGATGCCTATTCCAACATACACACCAGGATACCCGCCAGATGGGTCATCGCTAGGTCAAACAAAATCTACGATTAGAAACAATCTAGATGGCACTTTTGATACACTAGCGGTTGATCACGTGAACAACAATGGTCAACCTGGTTCTCAACCGGCGGGATACCATACTGTAATTCATAGTGTTCCACAAGGAAACAATCCGGCAGCAATTGCTGGCTATGGGCAATTATTCTCTAAAACTATTAATTCTTTTACGAATGATCAAGCTCTTTTTTGGGAAACTGGCGGTGGTTTAATTCAACAACTGACGGTTAATTTAACACCTTCCGCAGCAACAAATGGATATACATTTCTTCCTGGTGGAATCATTCTTCAATGGGGAGTTGTAAATAATCCAGGTTCCTCGGGAACAGTCCAATTTGCCACTAATAACATAGACTTTCCGAACAACTTTTTTTCTGTACAAACTTGTTTAAGATATGATGGTCCTCATTCAGCGGCAGCAGTTTTTGTCAATGGAGCACCGACTAAATCACAGTTTGCTTATACAATAACAGTAAGTGGCACAACTGCTCTATATTGGTTTGCGATAGGTAATTAAATGACAGGATTTCAACAAGTCTTGATCGGAGGATATCCGGGCGGGGGTTTAACTCAAGACAAAAAACCTCTTTTATTATCCAACGAAGCTTATTCTAATTTAGAAAATGCTTATGTATATCGCGATAGAACGAAAAAGCGCGATGGTGAAGTACCTATAGGTAGATTACAACGGAATTTTCTATCGGTTAATTATCTTCCCTTTGGTAGCGTTCCTTATGGTCAAATATTTTTGACAACATCGGGATATATTTCTGGTGCAAATAATGCAAATCCCGGAAAAATTACAACTGTTTCCCCTCACAATTTAACAACAGGAAATGCAGTTATTATAACCGGCATAGCCGGAGCAACTGGTTACAATGGAACACAATTTTTTATTACGGTCGTGGATGCGTATAATTTTACTGTAGGTGTGAATGCTAGTGGTTTTGGTTCTTATATTTCAGGGGGTTTTTGGCTTTCTAACAATACATTACAAACAAATACAGGTGTAAATCAGCCTAACGCTACTGTTGTTCCAGGTTCTTTTGTATTGGTTTCGGGAGGAGTAACTTTTAGGGACAACGGATTAGGAGTGTTAACGAGTACGACACCGGGAAATACCGGAACCATTAATTATGCTACGGGAATATTTAATATATTGACATCAACGGTGTCAGCAGGAACAACTGCGGTTATTACATATAGCTATTATCCGGTTCTTCCTGTTATGGGAATTTTGCGACGTGAAATAGCCACTATAGGAATTGATTTTACTGTTTTTTTTGACACTCAATATGCCTATCAATACGTAAATGGTTTTCAGGAACTATCTCCCGGAACTATTTGGACGGGAACTAACACTGATTTTTTTTGGCGAGCTAACTTTCAAGGCGCAACACCTGATTTAAGGTATTTTTTTGTTACTAATAATAATATTACGTTAGGTTCTTCTACACCGTACGACCCAATTAGGTATTTTAACAATTCTATCTGGACAGATCTACAGCCTATAATAGCTGACAATCCTCCTAGTTCAGCACAAAGCAAGCTTTGGCAAGCATTAATATTAATTCCATATTATGGCCGGTTGCTTGCGTTAAATACATGGGAAGGTCTTACATCCGCTGGTGTTGCGGGAGCCACTAATTTTTTTGCCAGGTGCCGGTTTAGCCAAATTGGAAATCCCACTGATCAAACTAATGGCTGGCGTTCAGATGTATTTGGAAGGGGAGGCTTTCTAGACGCTCCCACAAATGAAGCCATTATTAGTGTTGGCTTTTATAGAAACGTTTTAATTGTATTTTTTGAATATTCCACTTGGCAATTGCGATATATCGGGGAATATGGTTTGCCATTTATTTTTGAGCGCGTTTCTTCCGATTTTGGCTCTGTTTGCACTTATAGTCCCATTGTATTTGATCAGGGCGTTATGACAGTGAGTGATAGGGGGATAATACAAGCTGCTGCAAATGGTGTGACAAGACTAGA